CTTCTTCTTTCTTAGTTTTCTTCACACAGTTTGGATACCTCTTTCCAAACATAGTCTTCATGCCCTTCTTCTCATAACCTTTCCAACATGCTTCATTCATCTTCTTTTTAGCATCGGTTCTAACATATGTAGGTTTTGCAGCACCTGACTTAGATTGTTGATTAGGGTCTGCTGCTTTCTTTCTTCTTGATGCAGAATCTCTTTCTGATTTTGACATGCTGGCACGTTTAGATGATGATACACACTTAGGTGTTCCTTCACCTGGTTTATCACTTGCACAAGTTCCTCCTGTTTTAACATTAACCCAACCAGGTTTTCCGTCTTTAGATTTAGATCCTTTAAACCACTTATGTAAAGATCCTTCAGTCAAAGTCATGAATACTCTCCGAGCCTCCTATAGAAAATGGGTTATACTTTGATGTAGCAATCCTATATGCTTTTTCATGTAAAGAAAGTTCTGCATTAGATTCTTCAGTAGATTTTTTTGCAGGTTCATCAGTAGCGATAGGCATTGTATCATGGGGGTGTGGGACATCATCAAACCAATCATCAAGAGGTAATCGATGTTTTGGCATTAATAACCTCTAGAATACCGACCCTGTGATGGATCTTTGGCCCTTGCTGCTGCATTTTCTTTATCGACTTTTGCTTGGTGAGCACGAGCCTTTGCTTTATCAGCAGCACTTTGAGGTTTTCTAGGATTATTTTTACTTATATAACCACTCTTCCCAACCTCTTTTTTAATCTTATCAAGTACATAGTTAAATGCTTTATCTTCTTCTCTAATATCATCAGGTACATTATCCGTACTACCTGAAACATACTTAGCATGTACCTTTCTTGCCAATTTTCTCTTTGCTCTTGCACCAGCATCCATAGCTTTTTCAGGTTTCCTCTCTACTTTAGTTTTCTTTTTACCAAGCATTGTAAGTGCATTCTCAAGCACTTGACCTTCTGGTTTATAAGAGGCAGTTATATCTGCACCTGCACCTTGTCTAACTGCTTGCACTTTTTTTTGCAAGATCATTTTTTTTGCTAATCCAACTCTCTTTTCTTTTGATTTTACTTCCTTATCTGCTTTAATTTCTTTTGCCTTTTCTTTACTATCTTCTCCACTATCGTCAACTTCTTTCATTTCAATTATTTCTCCACCCATTTCCTCAACAGCTTCCTTAAAAGTAGGATTAATTACAACCTTATTCTTAACCTTTGTTTCTTTAATTTTTTTATCGTCTTTTTTATCGGTTGTTGGTGTATCAATAACCTCAATAAGATCCTCTCTCCAATTAGAATATGTTGCCATTGTATGGTTACTTATTTTTCCTGTATTTATTTATGAAATTACGTATCTTTTCCTGACCAGGAACCATAGATTGAGCATATTCTCTATTGGAATCAGTTCCAACTTCTCTTTGAGATGCAGGAACACCGTAAATACCTGTCTTATGTGCAGGTTTTACTGTTTCCATAACATCTTTTATCCATGATTTGAACATATACTCTTCATTTGTTAGACAAATAAGGTAATTAGTGCCTCTTCTAATGATTCTACCTACCAAACCAGTGTTTAAATTCTCTACCATATCACCTATTTTAAAAATATTCTTTTGTACATACTGCTCTCGTAATCCTTGTTGATCATATTTTGGTGCAATCTCCCACAAATCAATAGATTCTTTAACTTTTTTCTTCTTACTTCCCATTCCTGTACGAACTGCATTGAATAAGGTTGTGGTTTCACCATCATCAAGATCTTTAGGTGTTCCTCTTCTAAATGCTGCAAAATCATCATCAACGACTGCCTTTCTCATCTTAGATGCAGACATTCCCTCTACACCCTCTGCATCTGCATCTCTTACACCAGCAGATATAACTCTAATGTTATCAAAATTATAGAGTTCACCGTTATATTTTGTTGCTAAATTTTCAAATTCTGATTGCCTATCAGATCCTACTATAATATTGATGTTTTTAACACCTGATTCATTCGCAGTTACTAATACATTAAATATAGATTTCATTTCTGGATCATTAATAATGTTATCCTCATACTGAGGGAACATCTTCTTCATATATGAAATTTTCATATCAGGATCAAGAGGATTTTTCTTTGCATCCTGTGTTCTTGATGGATATATTTTTAAATCTCCCCCTACTGCTGCTTTCTTTGCAGCACTTAATAGTTTTCCATGTCCTACAGTTGGAGGATTAAACCTACCAAATGCAACTGTCATTGTTTCTCCACCTGTTTTTTCACCATCTTCAGGTTCTTTTGCTTTTGGAGAACGTAAATCATCACCTACACGACTTTTAACTTTTTGCCTATTTGAAACTTCAGCAGATTTACTTTGCTTGGGTTTTTCAATATCAGCAGCCTTAACCTTCTTTTTAATAAATTTTAATTTACCCTTTTCAGTAGTCGCAACAAGATTTCCACGGGAGTCTAACCAACTACCATGTCCGTCACTTGTGAGGTTTAACTTCTGTGCTTGTGCCGATGCTTGGGAAACACTCGCCTCTGTTAAAAATTGGAAAAAATTCTTCATAGTTATATTTAGTGTATTACTTTTTCTTGTAATCGCACATTATGTGTGATGGGTACTTGCCTCCCTGTTTATTCCTAAGATTAAACATAAATTTATATACAGAACTTTCTAAATGTATATCAAGCCTTTTTCCCATTCCAGTCGATCCCCCATAATTTAGTATGACTCTACTGCTAATGGTAGATGCTTTCTTCATGTATTGTTCTGTCATTTCATAAATGTCAACACTACTGCCACTTTTACCATGAACCATCCAATAACCATAACCCACTGCATATTGCAATAAATCTTGAATAGAAGACTTATTACATTTATTAGTAACATCTACCTTTATTCCTCTATAACCCTTTCCATACAAATTAAAAACTTTTGCATATTCTCTTTTATCAATAGCGAACATATCAAAAATAGCATTACCAATATTATTATTATATCCTCTAAAATTATTTTTATAATCCTGTTCTGTAAATATCTTACTAACTCCAGAATTGATAAACGTTAAAGTATTACCAAATTTGAGTGATAAGTATACTTCTTTTTTTCCTCCAAAAGTAGTTGTTATATCAGTAACCGTGCTTCCAATATTTTTTGTTTTTTTACCACCAGCACTAACGTATAAACCACCACTATAAGTTAGTGGTCTTTTTTGATTTTTTGCAGCAACACCACCATCAACATTAGATAATCCACCCTTTATCTTATATGCCTCATTAATTTGTTTGACCAAATTTTTTGCTGCCTTTTCGTACTTAGTGTGTTCGCATACACATTCGACTTCACAATTTAAACTTTTATAAAAATCCTTTTCAAATTGAAAACCAAGATTTACTCTTTTACCACCAGTTTGTCCACCAAACTCAGAGGTTTTTTCAAGATCAGATAAAGAAAGAGTGTCAATACTATTAGTGTTTTTAAATTTTCCTGTAATAAGCACTTTGTTTCTAGTTCCTCCAAGAGATAAGTTCTCTTGTAGTATAGCAAGGGCTTCCTCATAATCGCTAGACTGATCGGGTTCAAATGCAACAGTTTGTACACCGTCTACCATGAAAGTAATTGCATTAGGTTCAAACTGACCTTCTTTAGGATTGCCTGTTTTTCTCTTTACAGCAAAAATATTCATATGATTACCCATATGAAAAAATTTTTTTAAAAAAGTTTCTTCTCTACTATTTTTACTTAGATCCTTCTTACTAAGGTTCGCCACTTATTACATTCCTTGCTTTCTCATAAACTCTTTAAATGCAGGAGAGTTGATTCCTTTATCAGGAGAATCCATTCTCTTCTGTCTTGCACTTCTCTTATCTTTCTCTTCTTCTTTCTCAGGATTTCTCATTGCCTGATAGTTTTCATCAAATTCATTCCATGCCACTCTTTCAATTTCTTCTTTACTGAACTTACCAGAGCTAATTAACTTCTCAATAACTTCTACATCCTCCTTCTTCATCTTATCATCCTTACCCATAGATTTGGCAATTGCCTTTCTACGCTTCATTAAGTAAGAATCAGAACTATCTTTCTTGCCATCATTATTAACATCACCATCCTCTTTACCAACAGGATCTAACTTCTCATAAACGTTCTTATATGCTTCAATTAAACTTTTAAGATTAGGATCCATTTTACGAACACAATTACTCTCCTTTTATTTATAGATCTCCTTCTTTTCTATTTTCTGAATAGTGAACATCAAACTCACCACCAGGATATCTTGCCTTTAATTTATCTACATTCATTTCAATAATTTCATTAAAGTCTGTATCAAGTGCCATACATGCTTGAGCAACATACCACATGATATCTCCAAGTTCTCTCTTAAGATGGAATATATTTTCTTCGTTTACAGGCTTTCCTTGAAAGATCATTTTCTTTACGACCTCAGTAAACTCACCAGACTCAGCAGACATACCTACAGCAGCAGTGAGTAATCTTTCTACAGGAAGACCCTCACTATACAAATCTCTCAAACGATTTGAAAAGGATTCTGAACTTTTACTTTCGTTAGATGTAACTGCATTTACAAACTCAGTATATTTTTTGGTGTCAACTTGTTTAGTCATTTATAAGAAAATAAAAAATCATTTACAAGACTATCTGCTTTTTCTTTTCCAAACTTACCAGCAAGAAATCCTCCTACTGGATCTAGTTTAGTCATGTAAGTATCAAAGTCTTTATATTTACTGGTATCAGTACCAGATGGTTTCTCTAATTCTAGCATATCTATGAACTTAGTCAAGTATTTCTCAAACATTGGCAAATGAGCATCAATCTCATATTCATTTACATACCTTATATAAATGTTCTTTGAAAAATGATTACCTGGTTCAAAGAAACGATAATCACCTTCATGCTTTGGTAACCCATCTACAGAGAACAAATAGTTTTCAGTAGGATGTTGGAAGTCAAATACTATGATAATTTTTTTAGGAGAAAACTTCATCAAGTCCATACCAAAACAAGGAAGATTACTTCCTGTCTTGGGATAGGCTATACAATTAAAAATGTCAACATTCTTGCCATCAGATATATCTACCTGCCTTGACTTAAGTAAGTGAGCATGAGAATGGTCTATTGCATTCAAGGATGTTCCCTTTGCTTGCCATGATGCCCATAAGTTCTCAATCTTACAGGGTAGCATTGACCTATAGGTGCTAATGTAGTTTTGCCAAATTGTCATTGGTTAAATTTAAAACCTCCAAACTTGTCTTTAAATTTTGTTTCTTCTGGAGTATATTCTTCTTCTTTACCATTATCAACAACATCTTCTTGAGCATTCTGTTCACAATCATATAGTCTCATCTTAGCACGATCTATACCAACAATAAATCTTTTATTAACAGTAGGATCATTATACCTATTCTTCAACTGTTTG